TAAAATCAAATTCTAATTCACCACCTTTATATTCTGAACCATCTGTTAACTGACAAGTCATAGATAGTTTTCGAATTTTTCCGTGCTCTGGATTGTTAGGATCTTTTCTGTCATATGGTTTATCCCAACTATCACAATGCCAATCATAATATTGATTTAACTTATATTTTGTAAACTGACAAGACTCACTTCGTTCCCAATCAAAATTCCAACCAGCCATCTCATTTGCTTTATGTACATATGGGTGTAGTTCTTTATATATCCAAGTATCATTGAGCCATACTAAATCAGAATTTCTTTTTCTTTTTAAATCTTTTACTTCTTCTTTGTTTAATGGTTTTTTATTCAAATCTCTTTCTCTTCCATAACCACCAGTAATTGCCATTGTTTCTTTTTGTGCATTAGCATATTGTATTACTTCATCACAGAATCTAGGTGTAAGAACACCACTAAAATACCAATAATAATTAGATATATTCATACGTTATAGTTTGTACAAAATTTAAACTATCCTTTTGATTATTGGTTAAGTAATACATATTAGTTGATGGAAACATAATAAATTGATTATTTGTAAGTGGTATATCCCAGCTTCTTCCTTTACGTCTGTTATCTTCAAAGTGTATTCTAACCATACAATCTTTAACTTTAACACCATACAATAATGTAAAATCTGGTGAATTACGTAAATCTACTGGATCTATATTAAGTAATGGAATTGTAGTTTCCGCAGGTTTATAGATATTTCCCCACGTTTCTTTGTTAATTAAATTGATACCATATTCAAGATTAATATGATCTCGCATATAAGTATTTAACATATCCCAAGTTCGTGAAAATGGAAAAGGTGAATCTGTTATTTGTGATTGTAAAATATCGCCTGATAACTTATCTCGGTCAATGTCCCAATCTTTAGGCATTGCCACATCACCAAAATATAATGCTTGTTCTGTTAATACTTTCTTTTGCATACCACCACCATTTTTAATCTATGCTAAATCGTCTGTCAAGTCCCAGGATTGATTAGCTTCATTCCAAACATAGTGCCAAGCGTGAGTAGCTTCTGCTGTTACATTTCCTTCAGCATCTTTTGTAGGTTGATTTTGTGTTTCTTGTTCTGCAGTTAATGCAGGAGCATCACCAATTGGTGATTGCCAATTAGCAGTTGTAGTATTTTTTACCCACGACGCATGTGGTTTTTTAGGCCAAAAGATTTGATCATCTTCATCCCAAGTATAACCTATACCTGCGTAGTTACCTCTTAAAGGTGTTCCGCCATTCTTATGTTGATTGTTAGATGTGTTGTAAGAAGTTTGAATCCACATTTGTGCAGGCCAATTATTGTGAGTTTCTAAATATTGTTGACCTACTGATTCATCTTCAACGTTATCAGCATTCAGCATATCTTTATTATCTAAAGTTAATACTTGAATTACTTTTCCGTTAGCTCCTAATTTTGCAAAATGTGCCATAATGTTTCTCCTTATATATCAATTTTAATTATCCTTCAACTATTGAAATTTATACCTTATTATTACTATACCAGAGCCACCATTTCCACCACCACAGTTAGTTGAAGCTCCACCGCCACCACTGCCAGTGTTAACCGTTCCATTACCTGCTGTACCACCGCTAGGACTTCCTGGCCAAGTATTTCCATTTCCACCACCACCAGTTCCACCAGTTCCAGCATCAGTGCCACCACCAGCACCTCCACCGCCAGCTCTTGTTACAGGTGATGCAGTTATACAAGAAGTTGCTCCATTTCCACCATTTCCTGCATTTGCTGATGCTCCATTTCCTCCAGCAACAGTTGCTCCACCTCCACCTCCACCAGTGGTATTAGAATTTCCAGCACAATGTGCGTTTCCACCATTCTGTCCTTGAGCAGGGGTTACAGGAGGTGTGTTACCATTTCCTGCAGTACCAGTAGATCCTGAAGCACCAGCACCACCGCCTGATCCTCCTGGTGATCCGCTTCTTCCTCTTGGAGCTGCTGAACAACAAGCACCGCCTCCACCACCACCTGTAGCTGTTATACTTGAAAAAATTGAATTTGAACCATTACCTGCATCTTGAGGATTAGTAGCTGTACCGCAACCACCTGCTCCTACTGTAATTGGATAACCTTGTGCTGAAACAGGTAAAGCTGAAACACAAGCTCCTAATGGAGATCTTGTATAACAACCCGATGCAGCACCTGAAGATTCTCTGTAACCACCAGCACCGCCGCCTCCAGATCCTCTATCTCCAGCATCTCCACCTCCACCGCCTCCAGCAATTACTAAATAATCTACTGTATTAGATCCTACAGAATTACCTGCATTAGATACACAAAATGTACCTGGACCTGTGAAGGTATGAATCTTAAAATTACCTGAAGTTGTTATTGTTCCACCTGTTGCTGATATAAAAGCTGGACCATATAAAGATGTTGACTCGCTTACTAATACCCATCCTTTTGTAGAATCTACATAAACAAACGTAACAGATTCTGCTTTTCCATCTAAAGTTGCATTAGCTGCTGCTCCTTCTATGTTAGAACCGTTTCTTGCAATGGTACAATTATTTGTATTAAATGTTTGAGCATAATCTTTTATTGCCACAATAGCGCCACCAGAAGGTGAGGAAGGTAATGTTACCGTTATTGTTCCAGACGTTGTATTTACAAAATATCCTTCTCCAGATACTGCTGTGAAGTCACCTGTTTTAATACTACTTGTTTGCCAATCAACAGAACCTTCTCTACCAAAACCTGTCTGCGTTCCATTATTCGTGATTGTTACACCAGCAGGAATAGTAAATGCATCTCCACTATCTCCTAATGTGACTGTACCACAATTTGTTCTTGGACTAATTTTATTTACTTTTACTTCACTCATAATTTACCTATTGAAATTTGTACCTTATTACTACTATACCTGAGCCTCCAGCGCCACCATTTCCTGCTGATCCACCACAATATGCACCGCCTCCACCAGCACTACCTGTGTTTACAGTTCCATCTCCTGCTGATCCACTTCCTGGTGAACCAGCTCCACCACCTCCAGGTCCAGGTCCACCACCTCCATTTGGACTATTTCCACATCCTCTTTTACCACCGCCTCCGCCACCTGCTCTTACAACAGGCGATCCTGTTATTGAACTTGTTGTACCATCACCCCCATTACCGCCTGGGCCTGGGTTTGATCCATTACCACCAGCACTACCAGCACCACCTCCGCCACCAGCACCATCTCCTGAACCAGAGCCCGGAGAAGCTGTTCCACCATTAGTTCCTTGTGCCGGAGTAGTTGGAGGAGTATTACCTGAACCTCCCGAAGCGCAACTAGTTCCACCACCTCCTCCTGAACCACCATTTCCAGTATTACTAGTAGGTTGTCTAGCGCTGCCTCCACCAGCAGATGTTATTGTCGAAAAAACTGAATTAGAACCTGCACAACCTCCTTGATTACAAGGAGGAGAAGCTCCAGCAATTCCACGTGCTCCACCTCCTCCAACTGTTATTGGATAAGCTTGAGCTGTAATTGTAACTCTGTTTGGAGAGCTTGGATAACCATCAAGTGGGCTTGCTGTATAAGGAGTAACAGGAGATTTAACCTCTCTATACCCTCCAGCACCGCCACCACCGCCAGCTCCTGGATTTCCTGTTCCTCCACCACCACCGCCAGCAACTACCATATGTGAAACTATGTTGTTGGCTGCACAAGCTGCTGCAGCTGTTACTGTAAAAGTTCCAGGTCCTGTAAAAGTATGAATTCTGTCGTTACCACAAGTAGTTATTGTTCCACCTGTAGCTGCTATAAATTCACTTCCTCTTTCATTAGAAGTTGAATCTTGAACATTAATCCAACCTTGAGTTCCATCAACATAAACAAAAGTAACTGATTGACCTTCTGTTTGTAAGGTCACATCTGAGTTTATACCACCAATTTTTTCTGAACCATTTGGTGATACTGTTAAAGCGTTTGTTTGCCAAGTACCTGCGTAGTCTGCAAGAGATACTATTGCTCCTGCTGATCCAGCAGGTAAATTACAAGTAAAAGCTCCAGCTGTTGTATTACAAAAGAATCCATCTCCAGACACAGCTGAAAAAGTTGCTGTCTTTGGAGTTGTATCCCAGTCTACAGTTCCAGTTCTACCGAAACCTGTTTGAGATGCACCTGATGCTAAAGCAATGGTGTCGCCACTTGCACCAAGAGTTATTGTGTTAGAGCTTTCATTGATGATGTTTTGACCACATTGGTTTTGTATGTTGTTTACTTTAATTGTACTTGTCATAATTAATTTTGAAATCTATACCTTATTATTACTACGCCTGAACCCCCATTACCAGCATCTACACTCCCTGGAGAACCTGGATGTCGAGAACCAGCTCCACCACCTCCGCCACCTGTATTAGCTGTTCCTGCAGTTCCTGCTACACATCCCGCTGGGTTAGAATATCCACCAGTTCCTCCACCACCAGTTCCACCAGTTCCTCCTGGTCTAACAGGCCAACCTGGAGTTGGACCTGAATAATATGCTGCACCGCCACCACCACCGCCTCTTGCAGTAGGCGTGTTTGTAATATTTGAAGTTGCTCCTGCTCCACCATCTGCTGCGTTTGGTCCTGGTGCTGCATCAATAAAAGGCTCTCCGGCCGCTGATGCTCCACCACCACCTCCACCACCATAATAAGCTGTAGCTGGAGTTCTTGCAGCTCCACCATCTGTTCCTTGTGCAGGTGTTACTGATGGAGTATTTCCGGATCCAATTCCTGTAGTAGTGGGTCCTGGTCCTGCTCCGCCACCACCTGATCCTCCTGGCCCAACTGACGAAAAAGCGGGTGGTGTTGAACCACCAAAAGCTCCACCACCTCCACCTGTAGATGTTATTGTACTAAAAATTGAATTAGCTCCTCTTGATCCATTAGAAGCACCAGGTGCAGTTGGTCCTGAAGTCCCTTTTGCTCCTCCACTACCTACGGTTATTGGATAGCCTCCAGAAGCAATTGGTAATGCTGAAACACAACTATTTGCTGGTAAACCTATTGTGTAACTACCACTGCTAGTTCCACCTGATTCTCTATAGCCTCCAGCACCTCCGCCACCACCACCATATCCATTAGCTTGGTCACCGCCACCGCCACCACCACCTGCGATTACTAAATAATCTACTTTATTTGATCCACCAACATTACCTCCATTTGATACACAGAAAGTTCCTGGACCTGTAAAAACGTGAACTTTAAAATCTCCTACAGTTGTTATTGTTCCACCTGTTGCTGCTACGTAAGCAGGAGCTACTCCAGCTTGAGAAAATTGATTGTCTTGCACAGATCTCCATCCTACTGTTGAATCTATATATACAAAAGTTACACCTTGACCTTCTGTTTCTAATTGAACTGGTTCACCAGCTACACCACCATTAATTTTTTCGGAACCATTTGCATCAACTGTTAAACGATTTGTATCAAATGTATTATTATAATCTTGTATTGAAACAATAGCACCAGCACTACCTGCTGGTAAATTTACTGTAAAAGAACCACCTGTAGTATTACAAAAATACCCTTCACCGTTAGCTGCTGTAAAGGTAGCAGTTTTAATACTACCTGTTTGCCAATCAACAGTTCCTGTTCTACCAAATCCTGATTGAGATGCACCACTTCCTAAAGTTACCGTATCACCAGAAGCACCTAATGTTAAGGTAGTTCCGCATTGTGGTTCGACTGTATTTACTTCTATTTTACTCATTATACTATTACCAATGTCCCTGTTACTGTTATTGTTGCAGGGATAGTTATTGGTCCCGCTAGTACAGCGTTTTCTATAGTTTGTGTACCATCAATCGTTGCCGCTTGATTAGGTATAAATTCATTCGGTCCTGTTTGGCCTCCAATATATTGGATACCATTTATTATTGCAGTCATAATTCCTCCTACGAACTAATTGTATCGATGTACGAAAGAACCACGTCTAAACTACTTGCTGTATCAGAGACGGCTTCTAACGTATCACCACTAGCTAAAACAATTTTTGCTCCACCTTGAATTAATTCAATTGCAGAGTTTGGTGGAATAACTACTCCTTTTGCTAATCAATTGCAATAGTTGATGTTAAAATATTACAACATCTAATACCAATCACTGCATCGTAGTTTCCACCCGCTAACAGTGTAGTATCTGATGTTCCAATTGTTCTAACTAATACGTTTCTAAAATCTTGTGCCATATTTATTTCCTATAATGCAACCGCCATTGCTAATGCAAAACCATTGCTTGCTGCTCCTACCGGATTACCTGTAGCATCTAAATAAACAGATTTACTTGCAGGTAAAGTACAAAACACATCTTTTGTACCTGAACTAAAATCTACAGCTGAGTCTGAATTAGAACTGGAGATAACTGTAGTTCTAGTTAAGTTTGCACTTGATCCATCTAGTGTACCAAGTCCAACTTCAAACTCTGTTGTACCTTGATTAAAAATACAATAGTAAGTTGTGTTATTGTTTCCTATTCCTGCTGCAAAAGTTTCAAAACCAGTTACTGCTGAACCAAGTGACATCGCACCTGTACCAGTAGTTGTGCTTGTAACTTTTACTCTGTCATTTATTACTAAAGCCATTTATTCTCCTATGCCATGCTTATAATTGCATTAGCTGGTGTTGATGGATCTGGGAATGTAATTTTAAACGTGCCGTTAGTTGCAGTTTTATTTCCTCCAAAATCTAAAACAACGCAAAGTTTATCACTGTTGGTACTGTTATAAATAGCTGCAAAGGCTGCTGTAAAAGTTGCCGATGACCAAGTTGAATCTGCAAAGTCTACTGAAGCGACTGCTGTTGAAGCAGCAACAGCTTGTGAAGTTAAAGTGTTTCCACCTGTTGTGTAGTTACTTCCTCCAGAAGAACTAACTTCGTTAGTTCCTACTTTAACCGTACTTGATGTTGTATACGGATTTGCTGTGTACAACGCTATTTTAAATGTGTTACCACCAGAAGAAAAATCATGCGTTCCCGAAAAGAGCTCTCCTCTAAATGCGAATGGTATTACGTTTGCCATATTTTTTTATCTCCTTTAATAACTTGACGGTGATTCAGATTTGATAGGAAGACGAATAACACCATCATTGTATTCGTTTCTGCGTCTACGACCAATTTGTTCGGTAGCATACGTTTCTAAAGCTTCTTTATAAGCCGCTTGATAGTATTGTAACATATCCTGCGGTCCTTTCAAGTATGCATATGCATTTACTAGGCAAGCATACAAAAGTAAATCTTGATATTTATTTGAGAGATAGGTCCCCGTAGCACTCACACTAGCGTCAGTTAAACTAGTTGGATTCTTATTATATGCCAACGTAATTTCGTAAGCTGCGTTAGGCGTAGGTGCAATAACCCAATAATTCTCGTCCCAATTAGCATAGTATTTAGGAAGAGTGCTAGATGCAGTTCCTGGTGTATCGTAATAAGTCGCTATGTAACTAGGGTCTCTTTGCTCTAAATAGACTTGATTACCATCACTGTCTTTAAGTTGAACATATCTAATGACTCTTAAATCCGCTGGAATAGTAACATATCTGTTTCCAATAATTGTAGTTGATGTAGCATAGTGTCTTTCCATGTCAGCATCAAACGATCTATAAATTCTTTCTTCTGCGTTTTGTATAAATCTATTTAAGACAGCTTCAGTAAAAACTGTGCTATCTACTTCTGTGTAACTTTTTATATCGTCTTGTAAGTTTGTTAAAGTGTATGCCATATTATGCCTGTGGTCCTATTGTTTTTAATGTTACCGGACCTGAAGATACATTATAACCTCCTCCAGCGATTTGTCCAGTAGTTGCATTACTACCTGCAGTAAAATAATAATTGTTTGCTGGCGTTAATAATAGTCTAACTGCAACACCTGAATTATGAGAAGCAGCTGTAGATCCAAAAGCTCCTCTTGTGACTCCAGTTAATTGATTATCTGTAACTTCTGTTACGTTAATTTGACCACCCATTCCAGAGTGAATATTACATTTATAATATAATGTTGATGGAGCTGAACTATCTACAACTATTCTTGTGTATGCACCATCTTCTCCTGGTGTTCCAAAAGTTGTAACTCCAGTTGTATATTCAGTACCATCAAGACTTGTTGCTATTCTTAAAGGGTGACCATCATTACTAGAATCACTTTGGCTAAAAGTATATGTTCCAGTTTTAATAAAAGTTAATGTGTCTTGCTGTACATTATCTATATAATATTTATTACCACTGGCAGTGCTTACAACTTTAACAGAAAAAGTTTGTTGAATGTTATCTGCAGGACCTACACCTGTATAACTAATAATTTCTGTTCCTACTAACGCACCATATGTTGGAGTGCCACTTGGATTTGCAATTGTAGGTTCAAAAGGTGATGTTGAAACTCCGTTGAATCCACTTACTGTAGATAAAATAACATCTGTTGTAGTTGCATCGATAGCTCCATTTAATGTTGTTGTATAACTAGTATACAAACCAGGATAAACTGTATAACCCGCAGCTTGACAAATAGTTGCTCCAGTAATTCCATCGATGTTTGCAATATTGCTAAACTGTGGATCAGTAGA